TCCCTTATGCCCAATTAGTGTTTGCTTTTAGAGCGGGGGTGGCCCAGCCTGGTACGGCGTGGGACTGCTAATCCCATTGGGCAACGCCCAGCCCGGGTTCAAGTCCCGGCCCCCGCGTCATTTAAATAAAAACCAAATAGAGCTTTTTTGATATAGTCCGATAAGAATTCGAAGCTATTTTGTATAAAAGCCCAATGGAGAAGTTAAAGGACTATTTTAAGTTTGGTGCTACACTATCGGACTAAATTTTGATACGGTGATATATTGATAAATTTAAAGATAAAAATATAAGTGATGATAAAAAATATGAACCTTAACGCAACCTTAACGGTTCCTTAACGCTCCTTAACGCTATAAGTCGATGTCATCATTAGTGGATGAAACTCTTTCTTCGGTAAGTTTTAATATTTTGTGTTTCATTTCCATTGCATTGAAGATATTTTTACCTGCAACTTCTTTCATTCGTGCAGTGGCTTTTGGATTTCTCAAATCCCTCATTGAAATTTCAATAATTTCGCCTAAAATTTTAAAGTCATCTCCAATACTTTTTGCTATTCTATTATAAAGCTCTTCACAAGCTTTGGATATTTCATCTTCGATTTTGTTTAGCAATTCCTCTGAAACGTGGTTTTTCATATGGTTATAAATGGCAACATGTGATATATCTTCCCCGTATTTTTCATATAGGTATTTTGAGATTCTTCTGCATCCCCAACCTTTGACAAAATAAAGCTCTTCTATTTCAGCCCTGTGTGGGGAGTTGCAGACTTTGCATAATTTGTTATTTGGCATTTTAATCCCTCACAGGTGTTATTGTGCATCTACAACCGTATCCTAATGGTGGCACTAATTCGGGTCTTTTAGCAGGTACAAAGATGAGCCCATGTAGTTTTCTATGGCTTGGTCTAACTCTTTCATCTTTCATTGTAACATACATTACTTTTCTATTCCAGTATTTTTTAGCCCTTCCGAAGTTATAGGTTTTAACTAATTCTTCTCTGGCTCTTAATTGTAATCTTCTACCTTCGATGTCTTTAACAGCTTTTTTTAGCTCTTTGGCAATCTTTTCTTCCCCCCATCCTCTTCTAATGCCTTCGCTAATTACATCTATTGCTTGCTGGCTATATGATGAGTAAATGTTTTTGAAAGCTTTTCTCCAGAGTTCTCTTAAATCGTTTAGGATTTCTCCATCGATGTAGTCATAAACTCCTAAGTAGTTTAGAGTTGGTGCTAAATAGTCCAATATGAATTTATCAACTTGTTCAGCTGTGAATATGTCCAAACTGTAATCATCTACGTGTCCATTGTTTTCAATTAGGTATCTGATAAATTCTCTAATACTCTTTTTTCCAAAGTCATCTGCTTTTTTGTGCAAGTATTCCATTACTTTTTTTAATTTTTCTCTTTTCTCTTCCAATTCTTTTTTCTTATACTCATCTTTTACGTAATCTAATCCCTCTTTTCCTTCCATTGCCATTTTTAATAATTTTTCAACTTCTTGCTCTGTTAGGTCTGGAAATGCTGCTAAGATTTCCCCATACTCATTTTTTGGGAATATTCTGTTGATGTATTCACTCATGTCTTGCCCTGTTTGAGCTTCTAATTGTTTTAATTGTGCTACTGTTCTGACTCTTTCCAATTCGATTTCTTTATCTCCTGCATCTGGTGTTTCAAATTTAACCCAAACTCCGTCGAATCCCATTTTTTGTAATTGTTCGTAAATCCATCTCTCAACTTCCTGCTGGTAGCCAGTAATGATTCTTAGTAGGTTCCTGTCTATGGTCCTGCTGGTGGTGAGTTCTTGACCACTTGCTTTGACTGTTGAAATTGATGTCCCCAGTGCCATAAACAAAGCAGAGTCGTAAGTGTAAAGCATTAGTTCTAATAAATCCACATTGATGTCTTTTCCCATGCTAATGACTTCTATAGATGCTTCATCGGGAACTAATATTCTGGTGTTGTTATACCATTCTTTTAGAGCCTTCTTCAAAATTTCAAGTGATTTTTTTGAACTTGCTTTCCCTAAAAGGCAGGGAATTAAACTTCTTTGAGCCATCATTGGCATTATGGTAAATAGTAAGCTGTTTTTAATTTCAAGAATATTTTTTATTGTGTTTTCAGATGGAATTGGGTTTGTGAATACTGAAACATACTTGGCATCTAAAAGATACACTTCTTTTTCTTCTGCTTTGATTGTTTCATGTAGCTCTTTTGGAGCTATGATGACTTTAACAGTTTTTGGGTCTTCTTTCCACCAGACATCGCTTTCAATTAAGCCCTCATATTCAATGTAGTAATCACCTTTTCCATTTGTTCTTATGATAGTTCCTTGTGGGTTGATTCTTTTTAGCTGGTATAATATCGCCTTTCCATAAATAAGGTAATCTAACAAAGCAAGTTTTAAGTCCTGCATTGATTTATCCAATAAATCCTCTATTTGCTTTAATTTGCTTTTTGATATGTTTTTTTCCGTATGGATGCTGTATTGTGTAAAAACTTGTGTTGTAATGATTCTAAATGCCATGTTAATAGCATAGTCATCAGCGTAGCTGAGTTTTACATTAGTGCTTGTTAATTTTAATGGCTCTACAATTTCAGAACCCATGATTTCATCGTAGTCTTTTAGGTCCATAATCCCACCTTAAATTATTGGTTTTAGGTCAAAAGCCTTGTATTCTAAGATTTCATAATCTTCATTGAGTTCGTTGTAGAATTCTTCTAATTCTTCCCAGTCTATTGATTTAGTGAGGTCTTTTGAAGCGTTATATACTGCTGGAATGACAGCATCTGCTAAATCTGGACTTCCCTCCCCATGATAAACAATTTTATTGTCATTGATTTGGTGTTGTAAGATTTGCAGTTTTAGTTTTTCGTGTTTTTTAATTAGAATATCTTCATTTTCAACTAATTTTTGGAATTCCTTCCACATTTTTACTTGATTAGGCATAGAGAATGAGATTACTTCACAATTGTATTTTTGAGCTAATAATTCAGAGTTGAAAGGGTCAAATGAGATGTGTGCATTGCAATAGTTTTTTAAGTATTGGACAAACCTTTCAATTGCGTGATAATCAACAATATGTCCTCTGGTTGGTTGTAATTCAACGATATCCGAAACTATTATTTTTCCATTGTTTTGATAGGCTATCGCTATTGCTGTGCTGTCATGTTTGATAGATAAGTCGATATGGCAGTAGATTTTTTTATCAATCTTCTTTTTTGGACTAAAATGGAGTATTACTTTCCCATCAGAATATTCTATTTGAAATGCGAATAACCCTTCAATGTCAGTCATGCATTTTTCTAATTTTTCTACACTGATAAAGTAGGCATCTGCCGATGGAGGTTCGCATTCATACATTTTCTTTGCTAAAACTTCATTTCTTAGGTAATCATCCATAAACGTTTCTTTTAACACTCTTGTGTTAATTTCCCAAGTTTTACCTTTGAATAGAAACACGTTTGGGATGTTTTGATTTTCGAGGTATATTTTATAACCCGTATCATCCAGTTTGTTTGGTGTTGGAAATCTTGTCCATGTTATAGCCACAACTTTTCCCTTATCTCCAAATCTTGATTTAACTGATGATATTGCTTGGTAAAACAATTTTTCTCCATTTTTAAAATTCTCATCACTTATTTCATCAATCACTGCACAAAGTAAATTCATACCTTCAAAGGACGTGGCTGTTGAAGTCCCACTGTGTAGGGTGATTTTATCTCCAACTTTTACTGAGGTTTCTAATAAGTAAATAGGATGTTTTCCAGTTTGTTGTCTTGAGATTCCAAGCATTTTCCATAATAAACACTTTTTAAACCAGTGTTTAAATTCTTTGAAAAATACTCTATGTGCTAAATGAGCATTTGGAGCAACATTTACAAAATCAATTCTTGTGATGTCTTCTAAATCCTCCAACACTGTTTGAGCAAGCATGTAATTAAATAAAAGTGAAACCATGAAATCTTTACCGCTACCTTTACCTGCAAGGACTATGCTTATTGGATGTTTAACCATGTTCCTTAAAATGTATTGTTGCTTTTCGGTGATTGTTTTTAAATTCATCGTTTTTTCACAGAATTCTATAATGTCCATGCCTTTGAGTTCATCTGTCATTTTGTAAAATGCCTGTTTAAACCAGCCTTTTTTCTTTTTCCTTTCAGTTTTCGTTGGGATGCTAATGCCTAAATTTTCACATAGTTCTTCAAAAGATTTAGAGTCAAATGTTTTATTTTTAATCGCCATTCTTGCAAGTTCTACAATATACATCATCTCATCCTTTTGAATACTTTTTCTACAATTTTAGGCAAATCCTTTTGAACTTTCTCTAATGCAGGTCGTATAAACGGTCGGGCTGGCATTTTCTTAGTTCCAAATTCGTGATAGGGAGCATACTCCATATTGTTCCCAACTTTAACGATTAATTTTCCTTTTTTGTATTCAACACTGGTATCTGTAGCTCTCAATAAATGTCCATATTTTTTTAATCCTTCAGTGCTCCATCCTTTCTTTTCTTTGTATTTTTTGTATTTTTCATTTAGAGGCTTCCATTTTAGTTCTCTCTTTTTAAACCCTCTTGCGATGTTGTCATCAACTTCAGCCTGTAATTCTACTGCTATTTCTTCCCCCAACTCTTTCATGAGTTCTTTAGTCCATCTGTCCAGTTCTTTCATCCTCATCCCCAAATTTGACAAGTAAATCAATGTCTAATGGCTTGCCTCTGAAAAGTATTGATGCAAGGTATGCTCCCAACAATTGATGCCCTAATGCCTCTGCTTTTTGGTATTCATCGTAATCATCTGTAATTATTTCAACTAATTTTGCATAGTCAAGTTGTTCATTGTTAATCATTGCATTTTTTATTGCTTTTTTGATATTTTCAACTAATTCTACTCTAAGGTCTTTTGAAATCCTGAAAGAGCCAATTAAAATGTTTATTATTGTCTCATCTATCAGAGTTTTGGGAGTTGAATATTCTCTTTTTGGCTCTTCAGAATTGTTTGGTTTTTTATTCAATAATGCCATTTTAACCACCTAAGAGTTTTAGGAACTCAATCAAGATTATCAGGAATTTTGACAATGCAGGAGGTAGAATCTTTGACGCTATTATCATTCCTGCCAGAGTTTCTATTGCTCTCATTATCAGATATTTCTTTATCTTCTGCTTTAACTCTAATGATTGAGTAGTTTGATGCTTTTTGATTGCCCAAAATAACCGATTTAACTCTTTTATGAGGAGGTTTAAAACGTTCAATAATGTTTTCAATAATGCTTTTGCTAACGCCAGATGTATTGAGTAGAAAAAACAATAAAGAGAAAATCCCAAAAACAGCCAAAGTTAATGCCATTGATTGATATAGCCCTTTTAAATAGAAAACTAATTCCAAAACCAAAAACAATGCTACAAATCCGATAACTGTTTGTTTGTCCATTCTTTCACCAATCATCAACGATAATGATTCTTTTACCTGCTGCTTGCAACAATTTTATGACTGTTGAGATTCTTGGGTCTTGTAATTCTTTATTTTTGATTTTATGTAGCGTGTTTTTGTTTAATCCTGTTTCTTTTGCGAATCTGTAAATTGAACCCTTATTAACTGCATCGCAGAGTTCTTCTAACATTTGTTCAGGACTTTTGATTTCTTTACCTTGCACTCCTATGATGAAAAAACTCTGTTTTGTAGTTGTGGTCATGTTATCACGTGTTTTACTTTGTTTAAACTTATATATATACTTTGTTTTACTTAAATAAAACAATACTTAAATATTAGAACAAATAAAAATCATTCTGGGGCTATCCCCATCTATCAACAATGTTAGGTGAGTAAGATGGGACTATTGGGAAATAAAAAAGACGATAGTGCACTTGATGATTTAGTTCCTAAAAAATCCGACTATGTTGAAAAAATTGCAGAGAAGAAAGTAAAAGAGAAAGAATATGACGATGTTGTTATGGAAAGCAAGATGAGAAAGTTCTACCATGAGATTGAGCAAGACAAAAAATTCATGGAAATGAAAACTGAAATTGACAAGCTAAGGAAAGAAAACGAAGAGTTGAAAGAAGAGATAAGGTTCCTCAAAGGAAAAAGTGGAGGAATGGGAATTGGTGGCGGCCAAGTTGGTAGGTAAGTATGAGCTATTAGAAAAGATTGTTTTAGAGTTGATGAAACGGCAGTAATTTTTTCTTTTCCTTTTTGGTGGTGTAAATGGCATATATTTGGAGGAAAGTCTTAGAACCCACAGTAATCGATGGGAGGGATATAACCAAAGATTGGATAATGAGATACGGACCTACACTAAAGGGAAAACCAGCAAATATAGACCATAACTACTTCAATGCGAGCAATCTTGCAGTAGGGGATGTGAAGGAAGTAGCCATTAATCCTGAGACAGGGGAGCTCTATGCGAAGATATACATTTTTGATGACGTCTATGAGTCAATTAAAGATAAAATAAAAGGAGTATCGATTGAATGGAATGCAAATCCATCGGGAGACGATGGAATATTCAGAGCTGTTGCAATTTGCGTAGATACTCAACCAAAAGTGCCTTCAACTGCTGAATTTCACGCTGAAGTAGTTGCTGCATCTCCAACTCACTCTGGAAAAATGGAGGTTGTTGATGGGAATTGGGATAAAAACGATGCAATTAAAAAGCTTAGAAAATGGGCGAGTTCTGATGGTTCAGGTGATAAAGACAAAATAGATTGGGAAAAATACAAATTAGGATTTGCTTATTACGACACTGACAAAAAAGAAGATTTTAGCAGTTATAAGTTCCCTCACCACACCGTAAAGGATGGTAGGTTAGTTTTGCATAAGCAGGGGCTTTTTACTGCAATGGCTTATGTTAATGGTGCAGTAGGTGCTACGATTCCTGAAAATGTTAGAAAAGAAGTGTATAAGCATTTAAGAGAACATTACAAGAGGGATTTGGGTATGAAAAGTGATGAAGTTCCTGAGTTCAAAGCTTCAGAGGATATAAAGAAAGAATTAATTGAAGAAGTTAAAAAGGCGATAATGCCAGAGTTAGAGCAGAAAATTCCTGAGATTATGGCATCGGCATTGAAAGATAAATTGCCAGAAATCTTAGCCTCTGTCCAAACCCAAACCGAACCAAAACATGAAGAAAAAACTGATGAAATTAAGGCATCAACAATTGATAAAAGATTAAACAATATTGAAGCTCTATTGAAGACGGTAGCCAAAGCATTAATGAAAACTGATGAAATAAACGCATCCACTCCACCAGCATCTGGAAAAAATGATAGTGCGGGATTAATCGGTTCAACTATTGTATTTGATGACATTTAAGGTGAGAATATGGACCCAATATCTGTAAAAGTCAGGCAATCAGGTATGCAAAAACATACATTTGTTAAGATTACTGCCAGCGGAATAGTTCCAGCTACACCAGTTATAGATGCTACAGGAGAAGTAACTGCAACGGGGGCTGACGGTGTAGTTTTTGATGGGGTTTTAGAAGACGATGGAACATTGAAAGTTGGGAGCTATGCTGACATTATTGGAGTTGGAAAAGCACAGGTAAAAATCAAAGATGGGGAAACAATCTCAATTGGCGATTTAGTAATTCCAAGCTCTGACGGTTCAGGTTTAGCAATAAAATCACCAAATTCTGTTGGATATAGAGTTTATAGGGTCCTCGGTAACTATGCTTACATAATACTCAAATAAGGTGATGTGAATGGAAACTAAATTCATCAAAGAAAGGATTGCTCAGATAAAAGATGCCCAATCAATAGCGAGAAAGATATTTCCAATAGTTTCCATTGAGAAAACAGCGTCAGAATATACAGTGCATGAAATAAAAATGGATTTGGATACAATTGAGCCATCAAGGATGGAAGTCCTCGAGGTTCCCATTTCAATGACATCCACAGTAAAAAGGATTCTCGATATTAATTTGAAGATTACAAGGCCTGCAAGGACATTTACACAAAGTGAATATACCAAATTTGCAGGTAGATTAGCATCAATTTGCTTTAGAACTGAAAACAAAGTTGCAATTGACGACATGTTGGCTAATTCAGTAGTTTTAGATTCTGATGACGGAGTTAAATCTTGGAGTGCTAATGACACCAAACCGCAAGACATTGAAGAAATGATAAGAATGGGAGTAGATGAGATTAGGCAACTAACTCAGGCTAAAATATCATTACTCGTTGGATTGGACAAAAGAAAATACTTGAGAAAAAGAAACGATTATGGAATATCTGCTGAAAGTGAGCTGAAGGATGTAATTTCAGAAATTTACGCAACTAAATTATTGAATGAAACAAACAAAGCAATCTTAGTTCCTTACGACCCTGACATTGTGGCATTCAATGTTGCTCAGCCATTTTCAGTATCAACTGAAAAGTTTGAGAGAACTCTCGTCAAAATCATAGCAACAGAGGCAGTTTGTCCAGCTGTTGAAAATAAAGATGGAGTTGTAGTATTGAGCGGAATTTAAGGGATGATTATGGTTGATGTTTCTGAAGTTTTAGAAAAAATGAAACCTATATTGGGCATGAGTGCTGATGAAGAATTTGCTAACCCAGACCAGGCTAATGCAGCTGCTGAATTAGCAATAAAAACATCCCAAGTTGAAGATGCTGACATTATTGCTATATTGGCTTGCTATTACTACACCAGACCAAGAGAAACAGATGAAGAGAAAGAAAACAACATTTATTGGGAGATGTATCAGAATGCTGTAAATGAGATTAAAGAAGGAAAAATCAATCCAAATGATGATAATGGTTTGGAAGAAATAGAGGGGGCGGTGTTCTTTGACTAACTACACTAATGCAAAGGCGTTAGTTGAGGAAATCATCAATAAGCTAAAAGAATCTGGTGTTAAAGTTAAATCTCCTTTATCCAAAATTCAAGATTACACATGTGTAGCTGATTTCTCAGTAGAAATTGTAAATAGAGTGCCAAAAGTGGATGCAACATTTACTTTTGATAAACCACCAAATGGAGATTTAGTAGAGAAAATTGAAGCAGTTATGACAACTTATAACTCTTATTTGGAAAGAATTGACTTTGAGGCAGATTATACTAAGTTAGAGTTTAGGAGCGTGAGATAATGGTGCTTCCAATTAGTATTCCAGACCAAAGTAGTATTTTAGGTTCTGGAAAGTTGGCAATTTTTGGAGCTAAATCTCAAATAGATACATTTACAGGAGATGGGGCGACAAAGGAATTTTCACTAACAAAGGATAACGCTGTATTGGGTTCTGAGGTTGTAAAAGTTGATGGAGTTCCAAAGGTTGAGGGGACTGATTACACTGCTGTGCATGAGAATGGTATTCTAAAAAGTATTAAGTTTAACACAGCTCCAGCAAATAGTGCAGTTATTGAAGTTGAGTATTTGTATTTGGATTTACCACTCGGAGGAGCTTCTGAATTGAGTTTGAAAGAGGATAAAGACAAGGAGGAGGTAAGTGTTGATTGTTCTTATTCAACTATTCAAATTGAAAAAGGGGCTAAGATATCATTTAGTTTTAAGGACTTGCTTACAGTTGGAGATATCAACTTAACATCCTATTTTACTGGAGAGATTGAAGAAGGGAGCAGTTATGTTAGGTATAAAAACGGAGCTTCAAAGAGTGGGAACATTGCTGTCTTAGCTTATTCAAAAGAGGCCACATTAGCTCATGGAAAGGAAGCTCCTAAAAGAATCATCTTAATCTATGGAGCTATGCCAAATAGCTTGGATATTGATATTTCTGGAGCTACGAAGAGTTTTGACTTGACAGCTCAGGCATACAGAGTTATTGACGTAAAATAAGGTGATTAGATGAACAATCACTTAGAATTCTTAAAACAGTTGGATGAGAAGTTTAAGGAATCAGAACAAAAGAATCTTGAAGCATTAGAAAAAATTAGGTCTAATTTACCTCAATTAGAAATTGAGATATTTGGAGAAAAATTAACGGCAATAATTCCACCACTCTCAGTAGAAAAGGAAATGATTGAAGATGCGAATAAATTAGACCCTTTGAACTTTGCATTAAAATACATCCCAATTTTATATGGCATTCCAAAAGAGAAAGTTGAAGAATTACCTTCGATTGTTATTGCAGAACTTATCAAGAATTACTTTGAGGCTTATAAGAAGTTAAACCAGGATAAATCCTTTCGCAATAGAGTGGGCGTTAAGTGATGATGCAACAGAACTTTATTTAGTCTGCAAATTCCTAAGAATCCCCCCAAGTGAAGCGATAAAGCTAAATAGGATGGATTACAACATTATATTAGGATTTGCAATTAGAGAATTGAGGGATAAGCTAAAATATGGGGGGATTCTATGAGATGGCTCACACCATTCGGTATGTTGTTCATAAGTGGGACGTATTATGGATTAATATTTTTTGGCTTAATTATGGAAGTTATTCATAATGCATTGGTTAGTTTAGTTTTAGCATTTTTTGTAGTATTTGTATGGGATTTAATTTTGTCCATAATATATGGTTTAAGATTTGTTAAAGAAGGGGAATATCTATATTTAGAATGGAATGGGCAGTTTCCAGACCCTTATGGATTGTTTGCAAGCACGTGCCTTTCAGCAGTGATTTGGACATATACAGATTCATTATTATTGGGTTTAATTGTCCCAGTTATTGTTGTATTCTTAGGAAAGCAGTTAATGCGTGGATTGTATGAAAAAGTTAAAAGTTGAAGGAACTTTGGAATTGAAATTGGATGATAAAGATGTAAGGAAAAATCTAAA